CCTATTCAGCGCTTGGCACTGCCGGTGCGGGGGAACTGGGCTTCATGATGGGATTGCCCGGATATCAGTCGGCCACGCAGAACCCTTCGACTCCGAAGCAGGCGAACATTCCGCTCAACCCGGCAACCGGGCAACCGTTCACGCAGAACGACTTCATGGCCGGGGTGAACAAGTTCGAACTCGGACACGCCACCGCTCCTGGGGATATGCAGGCCCTCTATAGCCAGTACATTGCCGGGCAGATGCCGATCGAGCAATTGTCCGCGCTGATGGGGCAACCGGCCTCGGCGTTGAAAACCCCTGCGCAGGCGGGCCAGCCAGGGGGCGCACCGGGAACGGTCGGCCCAGCCTCTGCCGGCATCGCTACGGCAGGCGGGGCGCCTGGGGCCGCAGGACAGCCCGGTGGTGGCTTTGGCAGCCTCATGACCCCCTTTACCGGGGCGAACCTGGCCCAGACCCCAGGCTACCAGTTCCAGCTGCAGCAGGGGTTGGAAGCCCTCGGGAACAAAGCCGCTGCAGGCGGGACCTTGATGTCTCCGAACACGCAGAAGGACCTCATCAATTACGCCGAGGGCCTGGCCGGCACCCGCTACGACACCGCGTTCCAAGAGGACATGGCGCAAAAGCAGCAGCAGTTCAATCAACTTATGGGCATAACTGGAATCGGCACCGGAGCGACCAACGTAGGGGTGAACGTCGGACAGAACACTGCCGCCAACATCGGCGGGGCGCAGATCGGTATGGCGAACGCGGCAGCCGGGGGGATCCTCGGCCAAGGGGCCGCGCAGCAGCAGATGTACCAGAACCTCGCAGGTATGCCTGGGTTTTTGAGTTCGTTCTATAACAAGCTGCCCAGTTCTACACCATCGACAGGAACATGGAACCCCAATTACAGCGTCGGCGGTCAGCCCATGTATAGCGGCTATGACGTGGGCGGCGGTCCGGCGTACGGATAACGATCATGGCGCTGCCCGGTCCCGACGTTCCCAATTACACGCTGCAGCAAGCCGATATTTTCGGCGGCATGCAAAAGGGCTTTACGCTCGGTGAAGCGTTCCGCCAGCAGCGCAATCAGGCTGCCGTACAGGACGTCATGCAGTCCTCGGACCTGTCCACCCCCGAGGGCCAGACCCAGGCGGCGCAGAAGGTCTCTGCCTATAACCCGCAGCTCGGCATGCAGATGATGGGCCAGGTGCGGGCCTCGCAGGAATTTGCCGAGACCCAAAAGTACCATCAGTTGCTTGCCCAAGAGCGCATCGATAAGTTGCAGGAGCAAAAAGTAAAGGACGCACACACCGATACGACCTCACGTTTGGATTACATGGCGAGCGGTGGCCGGATTGCCATCGAGGCCTACGAGGATTCGTATGATGAATATATGAAGAATAACCCCGGTGCGAACGACAAGGACGCACGGGTCTTCGCCAATGAACACGCGAGAAATCAGTACAACATTTTCCGACAAGGCATGAGCAAGCAGGTCGACTCGCAAGGGAACCCTCTTTTTAATGAGAAGCAGATCGCAGCGGTGCCTGAAAACTTCGACTATGAACAGGCTAAGGGTCTTCTAAGCTATTCGACGAAAGCCCAGGACGAGCACGGAAAAGCAGTGAAAGAACGCCGGCAAGCAGCAGAGGCCGAGCACAAAGCTGGTGTTGAGCAGAAAAGGGTCGATATCGCTGAGAGGAAACAAGAAGCGCTCGAGGCGAAACAGGCCGCAGCGGAAAATCCTCTGCCGGGGGACTGGTCAAAGACCGGACAAGATTTTCTCAATAGCCTGCCGCCGCAGGATCGCAACATCGTTCGACTGGTGGGTGATTACGAGAAAAATCCGGCAAGCCTTTCGAGGACTGGCGGATACCGCGAAAAGATCACCAACGCTGCCGCTCAATATAGACAGGGCTACGACGAGACGATCTATCACTCGCGGCAAAAACTCCGCGACGCATTCTTTGCAGGCCCAGAGGCAAGGAACGTCACGTCGTTGAATACCGCGATCGGCCACATGGGACGATTGTCGCAAGACGTCGATGCCCTGGGGAACGGCAATGTTCCCGCCTGGAACTCGATGGTGAACTGGCTGCGCACACAGGGCGGACATCCGGAGGTGACGAACTTCGAGACCGCGCGAATAGCGGTCGCAGAAGAGTTGATGAAGTCCTTCCGCGGTGGGACCGGAGCCTCGACCCACGAGGCCGAAGCATGGGCCACAAGATTCAAGGCCGCGAACAGTCCCAAGCAACTAAAGGACTCCATCAAGGAAGGGGCAGAGCTTCTGCAGTCACGCATTGAAGCATTAAATGATCAATGGAACCGCGGCATGGAGACAGAAGGCGGGTTCCCGAACTTGTTGAGTAAGCACTCCAGGGCAACGATGGACACGCTCGAGGGCAAGAAACCAGAAGCCACTGCAGCACCAGGAAAGCCAGCAGAAGCACCGACGGGGAAACCTGGCCGCACGGTAGTGCGCACTGGGACGTTTGACGGAAAGAAGGTCACTCAATATTCAGATGGGTCTATCGAGTATGCCAATTGATCCGAGTCAAGTGCAGTGGGATGAACAACCCCAGCAACCGCAGGCGGCGGCTGCGTTGGATCCCGCTAAGGTTCAATGGGACCCGCCGAAAAAAAAGGGGTTCATCGACGAGACCGTCGAGGGGATTTTGCGCGATGCGCCAGGCGCACGAGGCAAGCTCGCTCGTGGTGAGGCTGCACTATCGATGCTGACCGGGGCAGCCGCAGCAATTCCTGCGGGATATGCGGGCGCACTGACAGGGCTAGAGAATCTGGCCGGAATTGACACCGGTAAAACGGCGGCGCAGGCGGTCGAAGAAACGGAGCGCAAGTACACATACCAGCCGCGTACCACAGGTGGGGCAGGAGTGACAAGGGCAATTTCTTACTTACCGGAAAAATATTCAGCGGGAACGACCTGGCTCGGGGAAAAGGCCGAGGATATCGCGGCTTACGTACCGGAATATCAGCAATCGGCTCCTGCTATTGGTACACTCGTCAAGGCGGGGGGCGAAATGTTGCCCGCCCTTTTTGGAGCGCGCGGTCGTGGAGTGGGTGCTGCTGGTCGTGCTGGTGGCGCTGCTGAGGCAGAAGCAGCAGCAGCGGCGCGCGCCCGTGCACAAGCCGCTGTGGATCGTTCTGCCGACCAGGCAGCAGCTCAGGCGGCAAAAGATCCGGAGGCTCCTAAGCCGCTTCGCTGGGCTGATATGTCCGCCGAGGTTCAGGACAAATTCACTCAAGCCGCCCACGACCAGACTACTTTTGACAAGCTCAGTCCAGAAGCCACCCAGCGGGCCGCAAGACTAGAATCTCAAGGAATGCCCTACACGCGAGGGCAGGTCGAGCGCTCCACGCGAGAACTCGGCAAAGAAGCGCTGCTCGAGCGCACCGAGGCCGGTCAAAAGCTCGTCGATATCCGCAACGAGCAGACACGGCAACTCAATCAGTCTTTAGACGATGCGGTCGGTCGTCTGCGCGGACAGGCGACCTCTGCCGAGGGCGCAGGCGCAAAGGTTATAGAAAACCTGAAGACGCAAGAGAAAGCCTCTGCGCAGCGCGTGAAAGACCTATACGACCATGCGCGCGATACCGGTCAAGCCGAAGCACGCATCTCCAGTCAGCCGGTGTTCGATCTCATCAACAACATCGACAATCCGGCACACCTGGACTACATCGGCAACAAACTGCAGCGCATGGGGATGGCCGAGAAGGACGCGAACGGCAACTGGGTCCCCAAAGGCGACAAGACGATCAGTCTGAATCAGTTGGACGAAATCTATAAAGCGGCCTCGGCAGAAGGCAAAGCCGATGCGACCAAAGCGCACTATGCGCGCGAAGTTAAGAACCGAATCAACGAGATCACCGAAGGTGCAGGAGGTGATGCCTACCGCGCGGCCCGACAGGCGCGTCTCGAGCATGCCAAGACGTTCGACGATCCGAAAATCATGGATCTACTTCTTGACGACACGAAGGGGAATCGTCGTGTCGCGCTAGAAAACGTCTGGAATCAGACGGTGATGCGGGGGTCCCTCGCTGATCTGCGCCGTGTCAAGCAGCAACTTCTAACCGGTCGCGATAAGCCCGCTCAGTCACGCCAAGCATGGCGCGAGATGCAATCGCAGACCATGCAGCACATTCGGGAAGTTGCGACCAAGGGACCCAAGGATGCCGCTGGCCGTCGTCCGGTCTCCGGTGCCAACCTGCGCAAGGTACTGAACGAAATTGGCGACGATAAGTTAAATATCCTGTTCTCGAAGGCACAGATCAGGCGTCTGTATCGTGTTGCCGATGTTGCCGAAGATGTGACGACCGCACCGCGCCTGCCTGCGGGCGGTCAAGTGCCGACCGCGGGCCTGCTGACGACGATGCTTGATGTCGCGACAAAAATCCCTGTCGCCGGCAAGTTCGTCGAGGCCGGGGTCGGCGCCGTGAAACTGGGCAAGAAGCTCACCGCCGAGGGCGCAGCCGAGGGAAAGGTGCGCGAAGCGTTGCGCGGCCCGCTAGAAAAGCCGAGCGAGAAATTCAGCCTGCGCGAGGCCTATCAAAAGGCAAGGGAGGCTGCGCGCGGTCCCGTCGGTCGGCTGTCGATTCCCACACCGCAATCCGATGAACCGCGGCCTGGTGTGGTGTTTCCGTTAGCGTCGACCCGCTCACAGCAGCAGTGAAATTGCTCATCATCGATCAGGACGACGTCGGCCTCAACCTCGCGTGGCGCGCGGCCCAAGCGGGGCATCAAGTGCGTCTGTTTACCGACCCGAAACACGCTAAGAACCGCACAGGCGATGGCTGGACGGGAATTACCCACGTCGATAACTTCGTATCCCACACGGGCTGGGCCGATCTGATCTTCCCAGTGTCTAACGGGAAATACGTCGAAAAGCTCGACGCCATGCGCCGTGCCGGGGCTCGAGTGTTCGGTCCGAGCGTGCGCTCTGCAGCGCTCGAGATCAAGCGCTCCGATGGCATGCGATTCCTCGAGCGACACGGCATCGACGTCCCGAGCTATCAGCAGTTTGCATCCCTTGCCGAGGCCGAGGCTTACGTCTGGAAACACCCCGAGCGCTACGTCTTCAAGTGCTTGGGGGATAACGAGGACAAGAGCCTGTCCTACTGCTCAAGGAACGCTGCGGACATGATCTCGCGGCTTGAGCGCTGGCAGGCGATCGATATGAACCCCAAAGGCCCCGTGATGCTGCAGGAGTTCATCGAGGGCATCGAGATCGGCATCTCTTGCTGGCTCGGCGTCGAGGGTAAGGTCGGCCCGTGGAATGAGAACTTTGAGCATAAGCGCCTGATGTCCGCAGAAGGCGGCAAAGGCTGCGGCCCGAACACGGGTGAAATGGGAACGGTTATTCAGTACGTCAAAGAATCAAAGCTTGCACAGAAAGTCCTCGAGCCGCTGATCGATGACCTCGTCGCGATGGGACACCTGGGCGATGTCGACATCAATTGCATCATTGACGCGAAGGGCAACCCCTGGCCCCTTGAATTCACCACCCGTGCCGGCTGGCCCCACTTCAATATAGCAATGGCCTCCCACAAAGGTGATCCCATTCAATGGATGCTTGATGCACTGGAGGGCGGGGTCGATACGCTGCAGGTCTCCTACGACGTTGCTGTAGGCGTTGTCATCGCGCAGCCCGATTTTCCCTTCGACAAAAAGCCCCCGGAAGAAACAGGAGGTATTCCGATTTACGGGGTCGACCGCGGGGTGATGCGTTACCTCGCCCCGCAAGGGGTCCGTATCGAGACGATGCCGGTTATGGATGGCGAGGAGGTCGCGCAGGAACCCATCTGGGTCACCTCGAGCACTTACGTTGCCGTGGCAACCGGGCTCGGGGCCACCGTTCGTCGTGCATGCGATCGAGCCTACAAAGTGGTCGAGCAGGTTCACCTTGCCAATAAGATGTTCCGCGACGATATCGGGGAAGAACTGGAGCGCACGCTGCCGATTCTGCACGAGCACGGCTATGCCGCAGAGATGAACTATGGCTAGCGTCGGCTTATCACCCGTTGGCATCGGGATGACCTTTACCAACCCTGCCGGTCAGCCGCTGGTGGGTGGCAAGGTTTTTACCTTCATCGGGGGAACGACTAGCCCGCAGAACACCTGGACGACTGCTGCAGCAAGCGTCTTGAACCCAAACCCGATCATTTTGAATTCCGCGGGGCAGTTCCCGCAGGAGGTGTGGCTGTCTTTTGGCGCACTCTACAAATTTACCATCACCGATTCTGCCGGGAACACGCTGCAGGTGCTGGACAACATCTCAGCGCTGAATGACCAGACGGGCTTCTCGGAATGGATTGCGCAGGGTGTGCCGACTTACCTGTCGGCAACATCGTTCTCGGTGGTGGGTAATCAGACTGCGGTGTTCGATGTCGGACGGCGCGTCAAGTCCATCAACACGGCAGGGACGATCTACAGCAGCGTATCGGCCTCGTCCTATTCGGGCATCACGAATACCACGACAGTGACCGTCGTCAACGACTCCGGGTCCCTTGATTCGGGCCTGTCGGCGGTCTATGTGGGCTTGCTTGACCCGGCTGCGAATTCCATCGGAACACCGCTCACGTTCGGTCCTGGTGCGGTCACATTCAGCGGCGGCATCAATGCATCGAATATGCCGGGACGCAACCGCATCATCAACGGGGATCCGCGCGTTGATCAGCGCAACTTGGGTGCCTCGGCAGCGGTAAATAACACTGCTCTCTACACGATAGACCGATGGCTTTCGCAGTGTCAGATGGGTGCTGGTACAGGAGCGATAAACGTCCAGCGCATAACCAACGCCGCGACTGCAATGGGCAATCCTTACGCACTTGCCTACAGCGTAGCGACCGCCAAGGCGTCTCCATCCGGCACTGATTTGTCGTGTATGGTGCAATACATTGAAGGTTTTAATATAGCAGATTTAGAGTGGGGCACTGCATCAGCAAAATCGGTCACGGTCAGCTTTACGTTTCAAACTTCGATTGCTAACGCAGTATTGCCTATCGCTATCGTAAACAATGCCTCTAATCGTTCCTATGTCACTTCCATCACGACCGGCGCAGCGAGCACCCCAACCCGCTACAGCGTGACGATTCCGGGGGATACGACCGGCACATGGGCGATTGATAACACTATTGGCATTCGCCTGTACTTTGTTTTTGCAGCCGGTGCCACGTTCCAAGCTGGCGCTGCTAATACCTGGACTGCAGGGCAATTCTTTACCATTGCCGGCGCAACAAATTTCATGTCTTCGGTCTCGAACACTTGGCAGGTCACTGACGTGCAGTTTGAGGCAGGCACTGTCGCGACACCGATGGAACGTCTCGGATTCGATCAGCAGTTGGCGCGGTGTCAACGGTATTTGCCAGCCTTCAATTCAACTAACACTTTCGGGATAATTGGACTCGGAGCGTCAAGCAGCGCAGCGGCAGCCACCGCAATTGTTACTTTTCCGGTGCTAACGCGTGTATCACCATCTGGGATTACTATTTCCAACGTCAATCATTTTACAGCTTACGACATTATAAGCGGGGCGCATGTTACAACGGGTCTTACTTTTAACTCCTCAAGTGTAACGGGCGGTGTGTTGAACGTAACAGTGGCGGCGGGCCTCACCGGTGGTGGCAGCGTAACGCTTCTAGTATTCACTAACGCATCCGGTCAACTGTTATTCACCGGATGCGAGCTATGAACTTGACCGCTGACGCAGAGCTATAAATGGCCGTCTATCTCTCACCTGTCGGCAACGGAACCCAGTGGTTCAACTCCGCAGGGCAGGTGCTCTCCGGTGGCAAGATCAACACGTACACCGCGGGGACGACGACCAACGCGCCGACCTACACCACGTCATCCGGTGCTGTCCCCAACGCGAACCCCATCATCCTGAACTCGGCGGGCATCTCCGCTAACGAAATCTGGTTCGCAGCAGGTGTGGCCTATAAGCTGATCATTTCTGACTCTGCCGGGAACACGCTGCAAGTCCTGGACAATCTCCAGGGCATGAATGACCCTGCCTTTGTCGGCGGGGGTGCAGCAGCAACGACCGAATGGACCGCTGGACCCACGCCGACCTACGTGAGCGCAACCACGTTCACGGTCGGTGGCAATCAGACGGCTGTGTTCGTCCCGCAGCGGCGCATCCAGGCCACCGTGACCGCAGGGGTGATCTACGGCTCCGTGGCGTCTTCATCCTTCGGTGCTGGGGTGACCACCGTCGTCTGCCTGTGGGATTCAACTGCGCTCGATAGCGGGCTGTCTGCGGTCAATTACGGGTTCATCTCGAGCACGGCAAATTCCAGCCTGCCGAACATCAACCCGCTGCCGCCCGGATCGTTACAGCCGTTCGCGGGCTCGAGCGCACCTACCGGCTGGCTTCTATGCTACGGGCAGGCAGTCTCGCGCACGCTGTATGCGGTCCTGTTCGGCATCATCAGCACGACCTACGGGACGGGCGACGGTTCCACGACGTTCAATCTGCCTGATCTGCGCGGCCGCAGTCTGTTCGGTCTTGATAACATGGGCGGGGCTGCAGCCAGTCGCGTCACTGCCGGGGTGAGCGGCATTACCGGGACGACACTCGGCGCAGCGGGCGGAGACCAGTCGATCACCTCTCACACGCACGGTCCGGGTAGCCTCTCGGTCAGTGCCGGGCAAGGCTCTCACACGCATACCAGTAATGCGGTGCAAAGTCCCGCTGGTATCTTCGGTGGTAGTGGCGCGACTACCTGGAGCGCAGCCACGATTAACGCGGCTACGCTTCCCGGACTCAATGTCGATACGGGAGCGACTGCCGCGACTGGTGCAGGCGCTTCGCAGAACATGCCGCCGACAATGATGGTCAATTGGTTGATTAAGACCTGAGCAGCTTGGCGCGTACCAGGAACGCATACCACACTGCGGGCATCATGCGCCGGTTGCCGCCCTCCCAGTCCTGCCAGGAGCGCAGATGACTCCAGATCAACTCTGCGGCTGCGGTCTGCGTGAGACCGGCTTTCTGCCGTGCTTCGAGGATGTCTTTCGGTTTCGGGATTTTCATGATCAGTGCACGTATCTGGCAATGAAAAAGACACCCGCGAAAGTCACGAGCAGAACACCGATAAGCCTCCACGTCTGATCGTTGATTGCCTTCATGATCTCGGCGTGCATGCGGTGCAGATCGTCCTTCGTCGCAAAATGCTTCACGATGCTATCGGCTCGTTCTTCCATTTTTATGAGCCGGTGCTCCCAACTGTCCATATCGTTCATGACCGGCCCTCCGCCTTGGCGATTGCCGCGCGGGCGATATCGCGGAAGTAATCATCGCGCTCGTCGTCCGCAATGCGGCGCAGCGCATCCAGCAGATCGGGCGCTGCCGCCATCAGGCGCGCGTTGGCTTGATGCTCGTCTCTCAGCGGCGCAGTTGCTTCCCCATCTGCCAAGCAAGTGATTATGTAGCATTCACGTATGAGGTCCGGGATGACCCGCCACGGTCCCGGTGTGTGCTTCGTTTCCATGATTCCCTCTCTGTTGTAAGGCGCTTCTCGCAGGGCGGTCCCTGCGGGCTGCGTCCTACTCGGCACAAAAAGTTCCGTTTACGTCAAACAATTTGAACAGGGTTTTGTATGCAATCCGCTTGCCATTCAGTTTGACTTGCAGCGTTGGTGTGGGCATTCCGTCATAGCACTTGCGGTTAACGATGAGGCACTGCATGCGCACAACGTGTTCACCGAAATTCAATTCAACTGCAGGTTTCGACGTTTCTCCGGGGTAGAATTTTGTCGCCGCTATTGCGCGATACAGCCGTTTCAAATCTGTGATTGCGTCGCTATCCATTTTCCTGCTCCCTATGTTTGCTGACTCGATGACCGTCATGCTACACGCGTTGCGTACAACATGCAAGTGCACTATTGCACACCGGAGAGCACGATGTTTGCTGCAGTGCAGGGTGGGGAGATTTCGATCTTGAGAAACCACGCGAACAATCGAGGGCAGGCGGACGCCTGAAAGTGTCTAATACTCGTCTAATACTCCAGCGGTCCTGCTAGACGCCGCAGTGCGGCAGAATATTAGACAATCGCCTGGAGATGCCCATAGAATGGGCTTGCGCACCTGCATGGGGTGCAGGGGGTCGGGGGTTCAAATCCCTCCGTCCCGACCATAAAATCAAGCACTTAGCCCTGTGGATAACCCTAGTGTCTAATACTTGTCTAATAGACTGTCTAATATTCTGGCAAGTCGGGCGCAAGCTAAGCCTCGAAAATTCGGCTTTTGACCGGCTCGACGTCTAGAACGATGCGGTTCTTAATGTAGTGTTCGGTCATCCGGGGATCGGCGTGCCCGCCCAGGGCTTGCGCATTCTGACCGGCCTTCTTCGCATCGGTTAGCGCCTTCGCCTTGAGGTCGTGGATATGGGTGCCTTCTGGATTCGTCACGCCAGAACGCTCTACGGCGCGATCCCAGGCGCTGCGGGCCCACCAGTAGGTACACGGCTGCCCCTCGAGCGTATGAATGACGTAGAGGCTTGTGACGCCTTCCTGGCCGTAGTTTCGGATACGGTTTAAGGCCTGCCGGATGGCGTCCGACATCTGGATACGGATTTTGATTCCGGTAGAATTTACCGTTTTCGCTGGGTGGAAGAAGATTCCATCATCCGAGACGTCGGTTTTCTTCAGGTTGAGAATGTCGTCGATGCGCTGCGCGGTCAGATAACACAGGTCCATCATCGTCTGCGCCATAGGCCCCGATGGGGTCATCTTGCCATCCTTGCCCACCATCGCAGCGCCACGGATCGCGCGCAGCTCGTCGTCGGTAATGTAGCGGGTACGCTTCGCCTCAGTGAAGTCCTCGATACCTTCGGTCGGTATATCGTTGCGTTCGCCTTTGCGCTTGGCCAGTTTAAAGATGCTCTGCAGGACAGTTTTATAGACGTTCGCCATGCGCGGCCTGTGTCCTTTCGCGTCGAGCACTTGCGCGATATCGACCGCCTGGACCTCGTCGGTATTGAATGCGCGGAAGTGCCGCTTCAGGTGTCCCGCGATGCGTCGATATTCAATCTGGGTGGTGGATTCCTCGTAGCGCAGCAGGCCCCACGAGGCATCCTTCTCCCACACGTCCGCGATGAACTTCGGAAACGTGCCTTCCTCCGGATCGGCCGCGTTCAACAGGTCTACATACTTGTGCAGCGCTGCGGTTTTGTCTCGTCCCAGCGGCACCCACTTCCCATCACGGCGAAAGAAATAGAACTGCCCATGCTTGAAATGCATTCGCTTGGGCAGGTCCTTGCCGTGCTTGCGCGGTCGTCCCATCACATATTTACCTTCGGCTGTCGTTTGATCTCGGCCCCTGAGCTAACCGCTTCGAAGTGCGGCCGCTCGAGGTATACCGATCCATCGTGTCGAAGGGAGGCGCGCCAGAATCCGTGTTGACGCAAAAACTCGAGTTGCTTTGCCGGCATCCGATAACCGGTGATTTCCTGCAGCTCGTCGTCACTGATCGTCGGACTCGCGCATTTAATCTCTAGTGTCATTTATTTTCGTGAGGGGGCGTCATCCATCGTGCTAGTCTGCTTTGGTCGGGCCTTTCATCGGGATGCCTTCCTCGCGCATTAACTGCAAGAAAGCATCCGCTGCCCATTCGGCTTTGCCGAACTCGGGCTCGTTCGCGCCTTCCATGTCGGTCGAATATTTCAGCCATTTGTCACGGATCTTCGCGCGTATATGGCGCAGTTCCTTCAATGCCGCGTCGCGCTCTGCCTTCAGCGCTTCATGTTCGAGCAGCGTGGCGAGAACACCTGACTCCAAATTCCACTGCTTCTCGTCACTTTCAGACATAGGAAACCACTCCGATGCAAAGGAAAATCCTCTGACTCGTTCGTCCATCCACGCTATTTGTTCGGCAAGGCTGATCTTAGTGCTCATTTCTTCGCTTCCTTCAGGCGTCCCGCCCGCCGCGCGATCAGCGGTCACGGCGTCGCTTCCTCGACGAGCCTGCGCAGCGCATTGATCATCATCAATCGAGTCACCGAATCCTCGTTATCGTACGGACGGATTATGTCTATCACGTGTTGGCGGAAACGCTCTGCCGTTTCTGCACGCGTACGAAGCTGAAATATGCTGTAGATGATCTCATCCGACCAGTCCATGTCGTTCGACGTAGCCCACGGAGAGACCTTCTGCAAATAGTCCCACACTGCCTGCATGTTCGATCTGGCGTGCCGGTCGTTGAATTCCAGGTCAGCAATGCGCTTTAGCACGTCGCGTATCTTGCGGACGTTCCGCAATCTGCTGCCCTCGTAAGGCCCGCCCTCTTGCACTTGGCAGGCTAAATCGTCCGATTCTTCCTCGATCCATCGGTCGCACAATTCGATTAGCTCGGCAAGTTCGGCAAGTTCGGTGGAGATCATGGCGTCGCAATCTCGGTTTGCCGTAGCGCCGTGCGTACCTGTTCGATCACGGACTTCGCGCTCTGGATGGCATCGTTCATCTGACGGTCAAACCCGCTTGCCTGAGTGTGCGGCAGGTGCCAGAGGGCAACGATCAGGACCAGAATGTCGTAGAGGTTGATCACGTTCAGTGCATTGTTGTCGCGCTGGATCGTGATCCGGGCGACATCGGCCAAGGCCTGCAGCACATCGGTTGCCTGCGGCACCTGCTCCATAAAGGTGTCGTTTGCCTCCAGTAGCGCGATGATGCCCGCGAAATTCGGATCGGTAACAAGGGGGGTGGTCATAGCAGTCCTCGCAGAATCATGCAGGCGTCGATGACGAAGACAATGATGACGGCCTCGATTAGAAGCGCAACCATCCAGGCGCGGAATACACCGAGGTCGTCATCATCGTCACGCATTTAATGCGGGTATTGCCAACGGTTGTTAAACGGGTTGTATTGCTGCTGCAGACCGTTCGGCGCGTAGCGCCAGTTATTGTTTTGCGGGCTGTACTGCAGGTTAGAGTTCGGTGTCGTGGTCTCCCACCGGTTGCTAAACCCGTTGTACTTCTCGACCGCGTTCGGCGGGGCCATGTTCCACTGATTCTCCATAGCGTTGTAGTGCGGCTGTGCGTTCGGCGCTGAATAATTCCAGCTATTGTTCATTGGGTTGTACTTGAGCGTCGAATCCGGAGCCGTTGTCTCCCATTGCCCGGTGAACGGGTTGTATTGCTGGCCCGCGTAGCAGGCGCATGTGAACAGCAGACTTGCGATAAAAGCGATTAAGCGTTTCATGGTTTTCTCTCTCCCTGTGGGTTGTCAATGGTTTTAGGCTGCTTCGCGCGTTACCTGTCCAGCCAGATGGGCCTCACGCGCCTGATATTTCTCGCGCAGCGTCGCAACGTCAGAGGGCAGCATGTCGGCTTTCTTGGCCGGGGTGATTTCCTTGCCGATCCCTTTGAGGTCCTCGACGGTTTTGGCAAGGTCGATGCGCGCTGAGAATTCCCGAAGCAACTCCTGGGATTTTTCCTCTTTGGCGGCTTCGAGCTTGGCTAAGGCCTCGGCGTCCTTCACCGCGGTCTGGTCCTCGGTCTCCACTTGCGCTTGATTTGCCCCGAGCAGTCCGAGTAGCGGCACGCACAGGCTGTCGTAGGTCGGGTTCAGGAAGCTACGGCCCGCCAGGATCCCGGTGCGGTCCTTCTCGGCGTAGGCGACGATGTTTGCAACCTCGTTAGTTTTCTTAGGCTTAATCGCCTCCATGCGGATCAGGATATGAGGCTCGTAAGGCGTCTCGCCTTCTGCCTTCATCTTGACCCCGATCGCGCGTAACTCGTCGGTCTCCTCGTTGGTTTCGTACTCGACTCCCTGCCGTCCGCAAATAATCACGTGCTGCGGGCAGGAAAGAATCGCAGCCATCAGGTCCTTATAGGGCTTCTTGATTTTGGCCCAGGCCTGCATCGGGATCGTATCGGCGCGTGTCTTGCGGCCAGTATACGCTTCGATTGCCGCCTGCCAGACATGCGTAATGGAGTCGATCACCAGCACCCCGTGGTCCCCGTTCATACCCTTGACTGCGGCAAGGACCTCCATGATCGAGCGGGTGTACAGGGCGTCGAAATCAAAAGCGCCTGGGTGAATCTTGCGTGCCGGCACATCCTTGCAGTAGAAGTCTGTGCCGCGCTCGGTGTCGACGTAGGCGATGCGCTTACCGGTGAGCTTTGCCAAACCCTCGGCCAGCAGCAGGGATGTAAAGGTCTTCCCCGAGCCGGGGGGACCGTAGATCCCAATTTTCAGAGCCGCCTGCTCTGCCTTTGCCTTTCTAAATCCAGCCATTGCAATCTCTCCTTGATGTAGCTAGCTGTTGCACATTCAAAGGGCAAGTGCGGCCCGTTATTCGGTCTGGCAGCGCAGGCGCTCCTCGAGCATCTGCGCTCGTTCGAGCAGGACCAGGAGCACCTCTGCGATAACGGCGCGCTCGTATACACTTGAATACGGCACGAAGGCTCCGATGCCATCGAGCGCTACGCGCGCCTGCTGGACTGTCTTGTGCTCGATCTCGAGCTGCGCTCGGGCGATCCGCTTCGGCCCGAACGGCACGATGAGACCGTGAACCTTGTCATTCATCGTAGTACGCCTGCTCCTGCGCAAGTAGTCTCTTCTGCGCCTCGGCTTCATCGTGGCCCATCCCGTAAGGCTTGCCATAGTCCCAGCCCTTCCGCGCGGCAACCACGAGATTACTAACCTCGCAGTCCCAGTAAATGATCCGGGGCATCTTCTTCGGGCGCGGCCGAAAGATACGAGAACTCACGTCCACCTCCTTGTGTTCTCGACGTGCAGATCGATCCCGGCACTGACACCAGCGAAGTACATATCGTGGAGAATGAGCCTCCATTGAAGCGGGATGTCCTTCACGTTGTAGCGTTTCAGGAGTTCATCGCGGTCGCGCTGAGACCGCGCAACTAAATCGTCGCTATTCATTGCAGGCGAACTCCTCTCGACAGGACCCGTTGCAGCGCTCGGGGTGCCGGCAGTAAAAGGGCAAGCCCTTTTCTTTGCGCAGTTGCGCGAGCCGCCAATACGGCGTGATAAACCGGTCTTTGAACTTGCGCTCGGCCTGCTCGCTTTGCGCTTGCGCCTCCTCCCACTCCTCCTGATCGCCTGCGTCCGGTGAGCGCGGATCGTTCGGGTCCCCGGTGCAAGGTCCCCAAGTCTCGGGGTCGCCCGGACCGTATTTTGTGATTTTGCTCATCGGCGTTCCTCGACGTCTTGCGGCGTCGGGGCCGTTCGCAGACCGAGGCGGTCCTCCATCGCGCGAAGCGCCTCGAGGGCGCTATCCAGGTTCTCCTGTGCGCGAACGATCGCCTGCGTGATGTTGCTCAAGACAACAGAATCCACTCTTGCCCTCCTTCTGGTTCAAGATCTGAAGATAGGACAAGAATATACCTTTCCTAATAATCCAGTCAACACCCAAGCTTGCGGAAGGGTATAATTTCACAATTCCGGAATGTGACAGGAACCTGACGGTATTCGGGCTCAGGAAACCGGATAATGACCGATCGGTGACTTACCGCTACCTGCCAGTATCAGCGGGCAGATAGTTTCTTTCAGGAAAATTCAATAGGGGGGCACCGTGAGACGCAACCCCAATCACGGGCTCACACGGCAGCAAATCTGCCAGTGGTGGACTGAGCTATCGCGTTCCGAGCGCGCTATCTTCCGCGGACGTCATGCAAAACTATTTCCGCGCCTTCCGCGAACGCAACTTCCGCCGAATCGAGGCAAGTAGCGGGGCGCGCTCATCAGCCGGCAGCGCGTAGATTTCGTGCATCAACTCGATCGCCTCATCGGGTAGCCCGTGCAGGGGGCTATCCATTGCGCCTGCCCCTTCATCCAACCAGAGCCAGTTAATTTCTAGGCCCCGCAGGATCCACTGCAGGGTGTCGCCTGCCGGGGTGTCCTTGTCGTCCTCGTAGCGCGAGATCGACGCCTGCGAGATCTTGGCGTAGGCGGCCAGCTCTGCCTGGGTCATCCCGCGGACCTTGCGGGCATAGCGCAGCCGCTCGCCGCGCGTTACCGGTGGCCGTTTCTTGCGGCCACGCGGGGTTTCCGCGGTGGCCGTATCCATTTCCTCATTATCCCTGGGGGTTGCCATCTAGACAGATTATACAGATCGGTATATACTTTAATGTCTTATGACCTATGACGACGTGATTAAGGTATTCGGTACGCAGAAAAAAGTGGCGCAGGCCCTCGGCATCGTGCAGCCGCGTATTAGCCACTGGAAACGTAGCGGTCACATCCCGCCCCTGCAGCAACTGCGGCTGCAGAACTTAACCGCGGGACGTCTCGTGGCGGACCCTGACGTCTTCTTGCACCGTCCGCGTAAGCGCACGCCTCCGACAAATGTCCCGGAGGACACGCAAGAGCCTGCACCTTTTGAAAGCGCATCATGAGACGGGGATTCTTCGCCCCGTTTAACTCCTCCACCGACGCGGGTAATAGGCACCCGGACCATTTACCGGTAGATGCTATACCTTTTGTTATATACGGGTCAATAGAAGGAAACCATCACCCGCCTTGAGTCGCTAACCGCTAGCAACTAGCGCGTAAGTCGCGGCAACTAAGCGTTAAAGAGGCGGGGACGGGTCGATGGACGAGCAACAAGACAGAGCGAGACGACGGGCCGCAATGCCCATCTGCTCGGCCTTCGTCGACCAGCTTTACGCCGTCTTTGGCCCCGACCAAGTTCAAGTGCTCTACGCCGCCGAGGCCGGCCTTACCTGGGGCAACTCGAGCGCGCTAGCGGTCGATGCGGTGATCGCGGAACCGTGATGCCCAACCGCTACATCCGCGATGGGGTCCTCACCAGCGAGCGCTATCTGTCGGTAGACGTTCCCGACCGGTTGCTGTTCTTCGAGTTGATCCTGTGCGCCGATGATTTCGGCGTCGTCCAACTGTCGCGCGGCACGTTTCGACGGTGTTCATCGACCGATGGCAAGTCACCGGAAGCCCTCGCGGCCATGATCACACACCTCGTCGATCAGGATCTCGTGCGCGTCTATCAGGTGACCGGAGGCCGTTACGCTTGGATTCCGCGCAATGATTTTCGACCTCGCGCGATCCATCCAAAAAATCCGCTCCCGCATGATTCTGATGGCGCGGCTTTTAACGAACTCAAGGAGTTAGCAAGAAAACGACAGACATATGCCCGCACTTGCCCGTCAAACGACGGACATTCGCCTCCGACTTCGACTTCGACTTCGACTTTAACACCTAGGGCGCTGCGCGCCCCCCCTGTGGGTAACTCTGTGGGTAAGTCAAAACCCCGACCCGGCTGGTGGCGCTCCGAGCGCGGCATCGACAAGGCCGGACGCACACTCGGCCTCTCCGCTAAACCAGGGGAAAGTTACCCCGAGTTTAAAGAACGCATTTTCCACCTCCTGAAGGAGCGACAACCATGAGCACCCCCGCAGCTGAGATTGCCCGCACTGAGCCAGGTCCACTCGATCGCCCGGTCGACCAGCGCAAAAACATCGACCTCGGCGTAATGCAGGACGAGCTGGACGACCTGCTTGAACTCCACCAGCAAAGCAAAAAGGCCCGCAGCCTCTTAGCCGACGCCCTGGCGATGGTGGCCGACCGCTCCGGCCTCACCCCAGCCGTCGTTCGACGCTACATCGCCGCTCGCGCCTCGGAGAACTTCGAGATGCGAAAACTCGAACACGCGCAACTGTCCCTGCTGTTCGAAGAAGTGTGAACGAAATCGCGACCGGCGACTGCCGAGAAATCCTGCCGCGCTGGGCTGCCGCAGGCATCCGCGCGCAGACCTGCATTACCTCACCCCCGTACTGGGGCCTGCGCGACTACGGCACCGCCCAATGGCAGGGCGGCAACGATGAATGCGACCACGTCGAGTCCGAAGGCCGCACCGACATTGAACGCATGTACGCGCCCCCATCGGTCGCCACATTCAACAAAAGACAATACCGCGAGGTCTGCGCAGTATGCGGCGCCACACGCATTGACCAGCAGATCGGGTTAGAGCCCACAGTCGATGGGTACGTCGCGGCAATGGTCGAGGTGTTCCGCCTCGTGCGCGAAGTGCTGGCCGATGATGGAACCTTGTGGCTCAACCTGGGTGATAGCTACAGCTTCGGATCTAGCAACCCCAGCCCGAAACATGTAAGTCCGAATGTGGGCGTTGATGGAAGAGAACCAAGTTTATTACCGAAAAACCTCTGCGGCATTCCCTGGCGCGTCGCCCTCGCGCTGCAGGCCGACGGCTGGTATCTGCGCTCCGACATCATCTGGGCAAAACCGAACCCGATGCCCGAGAGCGTCACCGATCGACCGACCAAATCCCATGAGTACCTGTTTCTGATGGCAAAGTCGGAACGCTATTACTACGACGCCGACTCCATCAAGGAATATTCGATTAACTACGGACAGGAGAAACGCTTCTCTGTCAACAAGGTCCGCGCTTACGCCATGGGCTGCGAACCCTCCGGCAATGAGGTTCCAGGGGTCACCTACATCATCAAGGAACTGCGCAACCGCCGCGACGTCTGGACGGTAGCAACCGAACCCTACGCCGAAGCGCACTTCGCAACCTTCCCGACAAAACTCATCGAACCGTGCGTGCTCGCCGGCTCTCGAACCGGCGATATCGTGCTCGACCCATTCATCGGTAGCGGCACCGTCGCCCGCGTCGCCCAACGCCTCGCCCGTCAGTACCTGGGCTGCGATCTCAACCCGCAATACGTGCAACTGTGCGACGAACGCACCCGCGACACCATCGGCATGCCGCTATGAACCGCACTCTCGTCCTAGAATGCGCCCAGACGCGCTACGCCGCGCACCGTGGCGTTAACCCCGAGACGGTGGTGGTAGAGGCTTGCCTGCACGTTGCGCGCCTCCATAGGGCCGTAGCGTGGGCCTACAGGCTAAATTCAGGCGCCGGCAGAATCTGGAACGCCAAGACCCGCAAGCTCTCCCAGTTCATCCGCTTCGGCTTCCCCGGCGCCCCCGACATCATCGGCCAACTCCGCGGCGGCCGCATGATGCTGATCGAGTGCAAATTCGGCAAAAGTAAACTGCGCCCCGACCAACGCCGAGTCCTCGAGCACGCAGCCTGCGAGGGCGCCTTCGTCCTCGTCACCACCGACCCTACCGAACTTGCCCAAGAACTTGACCGATGGGGGTGACAGTTATTCGCAAAGGTATATGCCGCATCCCGTGGCCACCGCCCCCCTTCGCAAGCAAGATCAGTTGACGTTAGCGTTGTTAAACGGCAATCAAGAGGAGATACATCAATGAGATCGCAAAAAGCACCAGAAACCGAAATTAGCGTCATCGAAGTCGATCGCGGCATCATAGACTTCTGCATCGTCGGCACAACCCCGCTTATCATCAACCGCGTCTCCGAAAAAGCTAAGCGTGAGCTGTTGTTGCCTAAGGGCCGCAAAAATGCTGCTGAGAAAGCTTCATCCATCAAGCATGATCCCATCACCGAGTATCGGAACTCTCCTTACACATCAAAAGATCCTAAATCCCCCACGCTGCTCCTTTTGCCAAGCTTGTCGTTCAAGGGCGCAATTTGCGCAGCAGCGCTCCGGATGCCGGGTACGAACAAGACCGAGATCGGCCAGCTTACTTATGTCGAGGGTGAATACGTTCCAGTCTGGGGAGCCCCGAAACTCTTCATGTCGATCGTGCGCTCTGCGGATATAAACAAAACTCCAGATGTGCGAACTCGCCTCATCGTCCCGAAGTGGGCATCTAAGGTGTCCGTCTCCTATATAAAGCCCATCCTGCGCGAACAACCCATCGTTAATTTGCTCTCCGGTGCGGGAATGTTCATCGGTGTCGGTGACTATCGATCCGAAAAAGGTAAGGGCAACTATGGTGCTTTCCGGATCTGCACAATGGACGACCCAGAATTCAGACAAATTCTCAAGATCGGCAGAGCCGATCAGGTGAAAGCGCTTGCTGATCCACGGTGCTACGACGACGAAACCGAAGAATTACTCTCGTGGTTTAACGCAGAAACGAAACTGCGCGGATTGAAGGTGGCAGCATGAACGACGTTACTCGACAGCAGGCCCGCGCGCGTATCGATCATATTTATCAAGCTACTAAGGATGAGAACTTGGCTGCGCGCTATATGGTTGACGATGCCCGCAAGCCATCAAGCCCTCTGCACGATTTGTTCGAATGGGATGATGCAGTAGCGGCTGATCAGCAAAGGATTTCGCGCGCTCGAACACTCCTTCGTACTTATAAGATCGATATTCGAACAGATCACAAGGTTATCACCTCAGTCGCCTACGTGCGCAATCCAATCGCAGCACACAGGCAGCAGGGTTACGTCCATATCAACAAACTGCGCAGTGATCGCGAACTTGCTCTCGCAGCCCTCAGATCATATTTTGGTCGTGCTATGGGATATCTTCGTAGTTCTCGCAACCTTGCAGAAGTCCTTGATCTGGTCGACGAGTTCGATGAGCTACTCGATAACATGGAATCCTTCGAGCAGAAAATCGCTAAAGCGGGTAAGCCCGCACCAGTCGTTACTAAGCGCAAGGGACGCGGCCCCACACAACCCTCGGCGCGCGTGTGAGCATGGCTGATGAGACGCGGTGATCTATGGGTGCTATGAAGAGGTTCGGCGCGTCCGGGTGTGCGCACCGCGGCCGGGCATGGCAAGGCTGATGATGGATGGCAGGGCGGGACAGGGCCGGGGATGCTAGGTCCCGGTGATGTCTGGCGCAGTGAGGCTGACGTGGTCTATCCAGCGCTGGCGAGTTTAGGAAGCTCTGGCCAAAGTGGAATGGATTGGCTCCGGTCGGACGAGGCGAGGCTGATGCGATCAGGTCCGGTTAGGGTGGATGTTGCCGGGTAAGTTGGGTTATGGCGAGGCTGATAGGCTCTGGCTTTCTACGGCGTCGCGCGCCCCGGCTGGGTACGATGTGGCAGATTTGGCAGGTCCCGGTTGCGGGAGTTAGGGCATGAATGGGCGCGTTCGGTTGTGGTTCGGCCAGGCTGATAAGGCAGGGTGCGCTCGGTAGGATTGGCTCCGGTGTCGTCAGGCCGCTCGCGGCGGGCCTTGTTTCGGCCCGGTGCGGCAGATGGGGTTTGGACGGGTATGGTATGGCGGTGTTGTGTTCGACGAGGCGGGCTTAGTTGAGGCTCGGTATGGACTGGTCCGCCATCGTCACCGCGCTACGCTCGAGCATGAGCGCATCTGACATCGCTCGGGCCGCGCACCTGTCACGCCATACCCTTTATCAGCTTCAGACCGACCCGCTGTTCGAACCACGCTGGCATACCTGCCGCAGGATCTTTCTTATTTATGCCCGCCACTTTCCCGAGCGCGCACGCGCTGACCTCGAGGCGGAACTGTTTCAGTCCCCCGATTGAGGATCGAATAAGCTCGTCAACTGCTGCCACACCCAACGCGCCTCACGCCCGGTGAAAGTCTGCGCGCGCTGATTGTCTAGCCGTACCGTGACCATCGCCCCATGACGAGCAATAGCCGAGCGTACCGCGCCATCGATGTCGACCCCGTTTAGCCTTGGGACGGCGCCGACACGCCGTGGAGTTGCCGCGACGAGCGCTTTCTTCTTTTTCCCTTTGTGCATCCTCGCCGCTTGCGGCTTTCCTTGCCAGAACTCAGCTAACACGTAACCGCGCACCGGCACCCGAATATCAACTGACTGCCGCGGGGGCCTGTCGGTGATCACGACTTCACCTGACTCCACCATCCTATCAAGGACCGTGCGTAAGATCCCCATCTTCGTCGCGGTCCCGTCTTTCGTGCGTAACAGATGATCGTAGTATTGCGAGGAGCGCGGCTCCGCTTCGTTTTTCATATGCGCGCGCAGCAGCTCACTCAAACTTGAGCGCTGCGTGCCCGATTGAAACTCCGTAACCGGAGGGGCGTTGCTTGCAAGGATATAAGACCAGTGTCTTTCGTCGACTTGCTTGCGGATAATCTCGCCCGCCGCTGCCATCAACCGCAGCGTGTCATAAACATTGGATGCATGCCTTGATTTAGTCCTATTGATCTCCTCGGCAATCGCCGCGGTTTTGACAAGCTCAGAACTTAACTGCGGCGTCTTGGCATCCTTCAATGCGTCGCGGATTAAGTTCGCTATCTTCCCACGGGTCGATCCCTCCAACGCGTGAAACCTCGGAGCCAGTTCTTTTACAGACACTTGCGGGGGGCGCGCCATTATCTCTCCTTCGGCACACGATACTTCGGAATGTAGCAGCGCATCCCCGGACGATTGCGCTGCAGCTTCGTATAGGACTTCAGAATCTTTCGACGCTCCTCATCGCTTGTCTGCGTCTTGCGTACCAGCAGATCAAAGGCGTCTTTATATTTGATGTACTCATAGGTCCCGCTATAGGTCGTCGCCTCGTACCGCGCACCCGAGAAGTGATACACCTTCGTTCGCCGCGATTCCTCTAGAAGTATCTCGCGCAACTCGATGTGCCGATCATTGAGTTTGCGTATCTCGCGCTCGATATCCCCCAGCTCGTCGCAAACCTTCCCGATTCGCCCATTGGGCCTTGCCGGATCACTATTACTTGTTGCCATCGCTTGCCTTTCCTCTTCGTAACGACCTGCCTGTCTCACGCACCTTGATCAACCACGCCCATAGGTCCGAGCGCCTATTCTCGTCAACCCAAAACGCCACCGCCTGCGCAAGCAACCCGTCAACCGCCTTCTGTGAACAGTTCACCAGCGGATTGTTGATGTGCTTGCGCTCGCTCCACGTCAACGGACGACGCGAGACCCACCAGCGGCGAGCCGCCTCGAGCACCTGCTGTTCTGTCGGCGTCATTGAAACAGGGCGCATTTCCCTGGGCAAAAGGGACCGCGCCAGCCGAGGAGGGTCCCCGACATTCGCCCCCGTTTCAGGTGTGTTGTTTGCCCAGTGCCCCGAGGAGGCTTAGGCGCGGTTATATTAGTTTAAGCATATTTACGCTGTTTTGTCTAGTCCTGCTCACCCTCAGGAGCAGCCTTGTGTGGTACACCCACGCCCACTCGGTGCCCGAAACACTGGCGCGGTGCTAGGCCCGAGTCTTCTTGCTTGCCATCACTTTTTGGCGCCCCGGCAGGCGATTTTTCGAGCCTTCGCCTCCGGGGCCAATTTTAGAAAGGCGCGCCCCCTTGAAACTCGTCGAGTACGACCCCCCTTGCCACGAGTGCGCAGCACACGACCGCCGCACCACCCACATATTCACCGGCGACCCCGACTTCGATCATTCGATCGAAATGTGCGCGAACCGCGACCTCCCAGCACGTCTGTCGATCTACCTGTCGCCTGTCGCTACCGCCTACAGGCCCAGGAACGCTTATACGGGCGGTGCCTACTACGGCTATCACGGAGACGACTAAATGAAATACCCGAAGGACGAGAAGCACAAGGGCAAGGCTCCTCCATTCCCACCGAAGAAAAAGAAGTAACCATCATGCCCATCTTCAAATCTAAACCTAAGCCCGAGCAACCCCAGCCTAAACCCGAGAACGGCGGCATGGGAATGGTCGGACGCGCTGCCCGCCAGCTCGGAGGCCGCAGTCGTTCCGTCGACGAGCAGGTCGAGAAAACCATCACAGGCGCCCGCAAGACACGAACCCGGAGCGCTTAACGCAATGCCCTTCACGCTGGGCGACGCCTTTCGCCACACCCACAAAGCTAAGAGCCCCATCGCCAAGCGCCAGTGGGCTCACGTGGCCGAAGGCGCCCGTAAGAAGGGCGCATCAGAAGCCTCCGCTATTCGCATGGCCAACGCCGTCGTTTCGCGACGACGCGCCAAGACAAAACGATAGGCTTTGAATTAAATGCGCGGAGCCCCGCTTGGTAATAAGAACGCCGTTAAGGCTCGCGAGTGGGTTGGGGCATTACGTGTTCAGGCACTAGCGAACGACGGAGAAAAGCTCCGAGCTTGCGCCATCAAGCTCTTTGACCTGGCGATGGACGGGGACCTCGAGGCCCTGAAAGAGATCGGGGACCGCCTCGACGGCAAGGTTAAGCAAGTGATCAAACACGAGGGCGATGAGGAGCAGCCGCTCATCGTGCAACTTACCGCGAGCGCAATTCTCGCGCAGAAGATTCGCGGCGTACTGGAGCGTACCACCGAGCTTACCGTCATCGAGGGGGACAAGAAATGATCGAATGGCTGATTTTAGTTATCGGACTACTGATCGTTGTGGGCGCTGTGCTGTGGATCTGTCAGACGTTCATCATCGCGGTGCTGCCGGCACCTATTCAGGCCGCGGTGCGTGCACTGGTGGGCATCATCGGGATCCTGGTCATCATCGTTGTGCTGATCTGGGGCAAGCTGCCGGTTCATTGTCCGTAAATGCTATCCCTGCCTCAACTGCTGCGCTGGTGGGACGAGATCACCGAGGGCGGAACCTCCTGGCCAGCGGTGCGAGCCCTGTGCCTGGAGGACCGCTACTACTTGCTCGTGCAAGTGTGCAACCGCCACGACATGCTGCACCCGTGGATCTACGAGCGCTGCCGCGAGGTTGAACGCTCACCCGACGGGCACCTCGACCTGTGGGGCCGCGAGCATTACAAGAGCACCATCATCACGTTCGGCGGCACCATTCAAGAGATCCTGCGTAACGCCGAGATCCGGGTCGGCATCTTCAGCCATACGCGACCGATCGCCACGTCCTTCCTTCGCGCTATCAAGCGTGAACTCGAGGCGAACGAGAACTTAAAGCGGCTTTTCCCCGACGTGCTCTACCAAGAGCCGCAGCGCGAGTCGCCCATGTGGGGCATCGATACCGGCATTACCGTCAAGCGCAGTGGCAATCCGAAGGAGGCCACGGTTGAAGCGCATGGTCTGGTCGACGGGCAGCCGACGGCAAAACACTTCGATCTACTCGTCTATGACGACGTGGTTACGCTTGAGTCCGTCAGTACCCCCGAGCAAGTTCAGAAGACGACTCAAGCGTGGGAACTCTCGGACAACCTTGGCGTGGCGGGCGGTCGACGCTGGATGGTCGGTACCCGCTATAGTTATGCAGATACGTATGAGGCTGTCATTGCGAAGGGCTCGGTCAAGGTCCGCCTTCGCCCAGCGACTGCGGACGGGACGCCTGAGGGGAAACCGGTTCTCTTCCCGCCCGACGTGTGGGATGCGAAGCGACGCGACCAGGGACCGGCCACGATAGCCTGCCAGATGCTGCAGAACCCGCTTGCCGGCTCGCAGCGCATGTTCGACGTGAAGGACCTGCGGGTGTACGAGGTAAGACCGGAGACGTTGAATGTTTACATCACCTGTGATCCTGCTCGTTCGAGGAAACGCGACTCCGACGACACGGCTATCGTCGTGGTGGGAGTTGATTATGCTCTTAACAAGTATCTGCTGGACGGGTTCGCCCATAAGATGGACCTGGGTGAGCGCTGGCGAAGGCTGCGTGAGCTTTACATACGATGGCAAGGGGCCTCCGGTGTCCAAGCTGTATTTACTGGATACGAGAAATATGGGGCCGATGCCGATCTCGACTATTTCAAAGAAAGGATGTCACTCGAGGGGCCTTACTTCGAGATAGCCGAGCTTGCCTGGCCCCGCGAAGGGGAGGGCTCGAAGGTCGACCGCGTGCAGAGATTAGGTCCGGACTTCAGAGGAGGCCACTATCACCTGCCATATGAAACTCATGCTGAGTGGGTGCGATCTGGAACCGAGACAAAAAGACTCACGGCTCTACAGCAGCGCATCGTCTCGCTGGGACACAGTTATCGCGTTGCTCGACCTATACGCAAGCAAGGACCCGATGGGAAGCTCTACGACGTCAGCCAGAAGTTTCGTGAACAGGTACATTTTTTCCCTTTCGCAGGGAAGAAGGATCTAGTCGATGCAGCCTCGCGGATCTATGACATGGAACCCGCGGCCCCTGCGGTCATTACGCAGGACGTTCTCGAGCCCGAGGTAGTCTGAATGCTCTACTGCGTGAACTGCATACACTTCGACAGCACGAACGTGCTATGCAACCATCGGCAGAACATGGCAGGACCCGATCCGGTGTACGGGTTGTTCAAGCCGCGGCTCTCCCCGCTTGATCTGCGCATGACGAGCGGGCCGAATGTATGCGGGCCTGATGGAATCTGGTTTACTGCGATTACACCGCCATGAACGAGCAGACCATCCTGGAGCGCTGCTGCGTGTTCAAGTGCATGCAGCAGGCGGAGGTCGAATGGAAGGACGGCCGCTGGTATTGCCGGCAACACGTGCTACAGGCGTCAGAGGGCCGCGATCATCCGATTTACGATGAGCCGCAGCGGCGTTACGAACCAGAGCAGGTATGAGGAGGTGATGCGCAATGTGGCCGCAAAATGTGCCCAACATGAAATAGCGGGGGTCGCATCCGCGACAAACACGCATGTATGAACACACAACCTAACGGGGGCACGCGATGGCGCTACTGGGGAACGATCATTGCAGCGGTGGGCGTGGGCGCACCGGCCCTTGCGGTGTACGTGAAGAACACGAGCGACATTGCGGTCAATCATGCCGAGATCATGCACGTAAACGATGAACTTTCCGATCTGCACAAGGAGATTACCAAGTTGGAAGACCGTATAAACAAGGTTCAGTGTCCAGGGGTTAAGTGATGGCAACTCCTCCCATCCCTCCAACGCTGGGCAAGCCCGTAACATCGCGCAGTTTCGACTGGCGCCAGATGGCGATTGCCTCATGGGGCGAGGAGTGGGGCAAGAACGATCTTGCCTACGAGTGGTCAAGCGGCTCGAGCTTCCAGTCGACCGACCGGTACCGCACGGGGATCTACCGACCGAAGGGGTGGACCGGGCCATGAGTCTGGAGCTTCCCGATACGTTCGTGGATATTACCCAGTACATGCCGAAACCGCGGCTTTACCATCATCGATACCTGTGTACCTGGGTGTGCTACAGCGACGACGCGAACGGTTATCGAAGCGCAGGGCAGGGCGATACACCTGAGCAGGCTTATAGCGTATGGCGGGACCGATGCGCGTTTTGGCTGAATCGCTGATTTCGAGCGACATCCTTGAGCAGATGGCCGCGATGGCTAGAGCGTGCCCGCCTGGATGCTTCGTGGAAGTCGGCGTATACAAGGGCGGATCGGCTGTGTATCTGGATGAAGCTGCTCGAGCGCAGCGGCGCGAGCTGTTCCTCTTCGATACGTTCAGCGGGATTCCCTATCGCACCCATGAGCGAGATTCGCATCAAGTGGGAGACTTCGCAGACGGTCCAGGCGTGCAGGCCATCCGTGAGATGTTCCCCGATGCGCATGTCGTGAAGGGAATCTTCCCGGACTCGGCGCAAGCCATGATCCTGCCCGCGGTTGCCTTTGTGCACCTGGATGTGGATCAATACAAGAGTTATCGGGATGCAATCGGGTTCCTGCGTCCGCGCATGGCCGAGGGCGGGGTGATGTGGTTCGATGATTACGATTGTCTGCCAAGCGCACGCGAGGCGGTTAACGAGTCAATCGGAATTCCGCTCATTCATCCCTGCGGCAAGGCTTACTGGAGAGTGTGACGATGGATTACTTTGGCATCGAGATCGGACGCATCTGGGGAGTGACCCGTAACCGTGTCATGCAGATTATCAAGGCGCAGAGCGCGCCGCTACTACCACACAGGCTTCAAGATGAGCGATATTCTAACCATCGAAGATGACGGGCTGGATGATCTGACCTCCGCGCGGATCGTGGCGCAAGTGCTCGAGAGCCGCTATCCTGGTTATCTGTGGGAGGTCTCGGGGCTGCGTGGCGGGGGCCTGTTCATCAAGTGCGGGCAGACGGCGCATTTCGGAACATACGGGTATTACATCCAGGAGAAGGATATTTACAGCACGGCGCATCTGGTTGAGTTGACCGTGCAGGGCGGGGGTGAACTTCTCGAGCGTGCCGGATTGCCGCGCGGACCCTGGAATGGAGAGATCCCGACCCGACTCGAGGGCGCTGATCCGCGGCTCCGGAGAACCTTCCACTAATGGCCTTTACCAACATCGACCGTCCGCAGCCGCCGTCCGCGAACTACGGTGGGCCGACGTTTTCCCCGCGGGGTGACTTAGCTGGGCAAGCTACGCGCGGCCCGAAGTACGATGACTCCGATGACGAAGGTCCGTGGCTGCGCCTTGCAAAAGAGGCCTACGAGTTCTCCACATCCTATGTCGACGCGAACTTCCGGCCCAAGTGGGAGGACGCGATTCGCGCGTTCAACAGCCAGCATCCGCAGAAATCGAAGTACAACTCGAGCGCCTACGACAAGCGCTCGAAAATCTTCCGTCCGAAGACTCGCTCAATCATTCGAAAGAACGAGGCCGCTGCGGCAGCAGCGTATTTCTCTAACGTGGATGTTGTCTCAGTAGAGGCTGAAAGGATGGAGGACAAAGCGGAGCAGGCGTCCGCTGACGTGATGAAGCACCTCCTGCAATATCGCTTGACGAAATGCGTGCCCTGGTTCCAGGTGGTCCTCGGCGGCTTGCAGGACTCGCAAAACATGGGCGCCTGCATTGCCCACGTCTATTGGCAATACGAGGAGCAAGAGAAGGAACCCGCGGAGCCTGAGTACGAGGCAAGCGCAGAGCACAAGCCAACGCCTGAGCATGAGCGTATGCGGGTTGTCCTCGATACCCCTGCGGTGGATCTGTTCCCGCTTGAGAACCTGCGTTTTGATCCGGCAGCCCGCTGGACCGATCCGATCGGAACCTCTCCGTATCTCATCCACTTGATGCCGATGTACGTGCAGGACGTGAAGCAGAAGATGCGCTCAGGGGAGTGGAAGCACCAGCCCGACAGCACGATCTCGGTCGCGATGCAGATCCGCGCCGATACCACCATTGCGGCCCGTACCGGACGCGACGACGCGAGGAAAAACGAGAGCCGCATCATCGGGGACTATCAGGTGGTGTGGGTGCAACGCCACATCCATAGGCGGGAGGGACAGGACTGGGAGTGGTATACGCTCGGGACCGCGGCAATGTTGACCGAGGCAAAGCCGCTGCGCGAGGTGGTCTTCCACGGCCAGCGTCCCTATGTGATGGGGCGCTGCATTCTGGAGGCCCACAATGTTCTGCCGACCTCGGTGCCGGCACTAGCCGAGGGCCTGCAGACCGAGGCGAACGAGATCGCTAACACGCGCATGGATAACGTGAAGCTCGTCCTGCAGAAGCGCTACATCGCACGGCGCGGCAAGGACATCGACTACGCATCGCTGGTGCGCAACGTGCCGGGGTCGATCACTCTGGCTAACGATCCGGAAAAGGATATCCGAGAGCTGTCCTGGCCGGACGTCACGCAATCAAGCTACGCCGAGCAGGATCGCATCAATGCCGACATGGACGAGTTGCTGGGCAACTTCTCGGCGGGCTCGGTGATGACGAACAAGGCGGCAATGGAAACGCCCATGCGCACGCTGGGCCTGGTGTCGACCGGGGCGACCGTCCTTACCGAATATCTGCTGCGGACCTTTACGGTGACGTTCGTTGAGCCCGTGCTGCGCCAGATGATGAAGCTCGAGCAGCATTACGAGACCGACCGGACGGTGATGTCCCTTGCCGGTTCTCGTGCGCAGATTCGCCTGAAGTACGGCCTCAACGAAGTAACCGATGAGCTTTTGAACCGGGAACTGACTCTCACGGTTAATGTCGGCATGGGGGCGACCGATCCGATGGCCCGCTTGCAGAAGTTTCTGATGGGGATTAACTCATTCGCAGGTCTCATGAAACAGCCCCCGCCTGGGATGGACCTGGGGGCGGTGGGCCGCGAGGTCTTTGCGCTGATCGGCTATCAGGACGGCAGCCGGTTCTTCGAGGGCCAGGACCCCGAGAAAGCGATGCTGCAAAAGCAATTGCAGCAGATGCAGCAGCAAGTCCAGCAGCTCACCCAGCAGGTGAAGGAAAAGCAGAGCGGGCACGTGCTTACCTATCGCGCAAAGAGCGAGGCCGCGCAGGCAGGCGTGCAACGCGAACAGGTCAAGCAGCAGGGCGAGAATATGCGCATGGCCGTCCTGCACCGCAATAAGATGCCGGAGGACCCGCAAGCCGAGCACCGCCGCGAAATGGCACGGCTTGTCCTTGAGCAGCAGCGCCAGGACCGCAGGATGTCAGGTGAGCTAGCTTTGAAGGCGCAGAAAACACGAGGCGACCTCGCATTGAAGGCAGCATCGATTCACTTGAACGCACAGATCCAACGCGAACGACCGCAGAACCCTGACCGGGGGCGAGGCGCATGAGCGATGATCGCGAAGGCGTTCTCGAGCTTGCCGTGTTCGGCCAAGAGGTCGAGCGCTTTATGTCCTCGAGCATCGGCATTTATATCGCACAGAAGATAGCCGACGAGGTCGAGCGTACAATGGAAGAATTAAGAACGGTGAACCCGTCTGATGCAGGAGCAGTGGCAGCAGCGCAGGCAAAGGCTCGAGTAATGATCGATCTGAGTGGGTGGCTACGCGAAGCGATAGCTGCCGGCCAGCAGGCTCAGGTCGTATTGCTGGAGGCCGAGCATGCCGAAAGCTACTCGCCATGATGTCTCTAAGGTAATTGTATCGGCCCGCGAAGGGCATGCCGCTCGGGCTCAAGCCCTCGAGCAGATCGCGGACTTAAACGAGGAAATTTCCAAGGCCGAGGACCCGGATTTTGATCCGGAGTCGACGCATCCGGATTCTCCACCTCCCACAGAAAAGGCGCAGGAGGAAGGCGAGCCAGAGGAGGCCGCCCCGGAGGAGCCTGATGAGGAGCCCGCTGCAGAGCAGGAACCGCAGACCGAGCCGCCCGCGGAGGAACCCGAGGAGCCCGCCCCGGCAAAGGAAGCCAAGCCCGAGCGTAAGTACAAGCTCAAGGTAAATGGCAAAGAACTCGAGGTTAGCTTCGACGAATTAGTCGCCCGTGCGCAGAAGGTCGAGTCGGCAGATCAATATCTGGCCGAGGCCGTGCGGGTTAAACAGGAAGCCTACCAGCCACCCGTGCAACGCGCGGACGCCGGTAGCGCTGCGCATCCCAGCGATGAGGAAGATGCCGCCCTGGTCCGGGCGATCCAAGTAGGGACCGAAGATGAAGCGAAGGACGCCATTCGTAAACTTCGCGACTCTGTATCCGTCAAAACGGACCAGACGGTTGCGACGATCGATGAGCGCTTTTTGTTTCTTCAAGCCGTTGACCGCTTTCGCAACGATTACTCCGACATTCTGAAAGACCCGGTGCTGCAGTCGATGGCCTTCGCACTGGACCAGCAACTCTTGCAGGCAGGGGATAAGCGCCCCTATGAGGCCCGCTTTAAAGAGGTAGGGGATCTGGTCCGCGGCAAGGTCCGCGAATGGGCGGCAGCGTATGGCACAGATGGCGAGGGGCGATTGAAAGAGAAAGCGCAACGTAAAGCGCAGGCCCCTGCGCCCCCCAAAGCAGCTGGCGCGAAAGCTACCCCACAGGCTGAAGAGGAGGACGAGGAAGGCCCGGAGGACTATTCCAAGTGGATCCGCCAGGAAGCGGAACGCCGAGGAAAACACTACGGAGTGATCTAACAAAATGGCTGGTCAAGTCTGGGCCGTGAGTAGCCTGGGTGGCTATCTCTACTCGCGGCAACTTTCCAACGTGCTACGCATGGCGGTGCAGCCGCTCGTCAAGTTCAGACAGTTCTCGGACGTGCGCGATGCGAGCCAGCAAGGCAAAAAGAAGGGGGACACATTCACTTGGGATGTGTTCTCCGACGTCGCTACTGCAGGCGGGGTGTTGATTGAAACCAATACGATGCCTGAGACCAACTTCACGATCGTTCAAGGAACGCTGACGATCACCGAGGCGGGGAACTCTGTTCCGTTCTCGGGCAAGCTCGACAACCTGTCGAAGTTCCCGGTGATCGAGTTGATCCAGAAGGTGCTCAAGAACGATGCGGTGAAAACATTCGACCGCCTCGCCTGGACGCAGTTTAACCAGTGCTTGCTGCGGGTAACGCCGACGGGGGGCTCGAGCACATCCGGTGCACTCACGCTATCGACCACCGGTACATCGACCATCACCAGTAACGACTCGTATAACAACACCTACGCGAAGTCCCTGGTCGATACGATGAAGGAGCGCAACATCCCTGCGTACATCGGGGATGACTACTACGCGATTGCATGGCCCACAACGCTGCGCACATTCAAAAACAACTTGGAAACGATTCACCAGTATTCCGATACCGGTTTCAAGCTGATCATGAATGGCGAGATCGGGCGGTACGAAAACGTCCGCTACGTGGAGCAGACCAACATCGCAAAGGGCATCGGCTCTACCGGCATTGCCTCGAGCGCTGGTGGGGACATGGTGCCCTGGACGAACGCTAAATCGGACTGGATCTTCTTTTTCGGGAACGACACGGTGGCTGAGGCTATCGCGGTGCCTGAGGAAATGCGCGGCAAGATCCCGACCGATTACGGGCGATCGAAAGGCGTGGCGTGGTACTACTTAGGCGGTTTCGGCATCGTTCATACGCTGGTCGCGAACGTCCGGATCGTCAAGTGGGACTCGGCGGCTTAAGGAGAGACGACCATGACAACCAAATCTCAAGCCTACGATCACCCCGCCTATGAGGTCGTGTTCCAGCAGCAAGCGGCCACGACAACATTAACCGGTGCAAACACCATAGGCATCAAGTACGTTGCCTTCTCCAACCTCATCATCAAGGCGGTGACCGGCTGGATCACGACAGGCGGAACATCGGCTGATGTGATGAACGTCGTCAAGATTTCCGGCACCACGACGACGACGCAAGCCTACGGCACGGTGGGCTCCGGGGTGACCGGAGTTGTGTCGCTTACTCCTTCCGTTGCCGCAAATCAAGTCACGACCCTGCAAGGCGATATGTACTACGCCCAGAAGGGCACAGACGCAACGAGCACCTACACGGCTGCGACCATTGAATATGTCGTGCAGCCGCTCGGTGTGCTCACTGTTTAGAGGAGACGTTTTTATGGCTTTCAAAGGCGACGCGATTAAGAACCGCAGTTATCGCACGAACGACGGCTCGAGCATTCCCGATCCGGGCCGCGCTGCCGTTAACAAAGGTTTTCTCAATCGCAATACTGATTACTCCAACGAGACCGCGTTCAACGACACCACGGCCTCCGACCGGAGTATGAACGGCCAGATCACCGGCATGCAGTCGTGGCGCAAGGACGAGAATCTGGACGATCCGGGTCTGGATGCTTCGGGGGGCTGGTTGTACAAGCAAGGTACACCGTATGGCGAGGCAGCAATGTTCAACCAGTTACCACCGGGGCAAGACATCAACGACCAGAACTACGCGGCGATCTATGAGATGCCCCTCAAAACGGTAACCGCCATCGGCTATCCGGGTGATGGAGCTTTTCCCGTCCGCGACATCCCGGAGTGACATAAGGAACGCGGGGGGCTAAGAACTCCCCGCGGCTAGCTATGCCGATTAGACAAGAGAAGTTCCAGGTATCGATTCCACGCTACGACGATGAGGACGGCCAAGAATGGGTCTTTCCTTCCGAGAAAACACCGGGAGGCCTTGCCGATGCGGGCGAGCGCAAAGGCGTCTATCACAAAAGGATCGTCAATAACAACGCACAGGGTCTTGTTCCTACCACGATGGACCTCGAGGGGGTGGTGGTTCAACGTAGGAACATTATCCCGCCCACCGAAATTCGGGAACCGTGCATCGAGAATCATCAAATTTCGCTCTCGAGGATTGCCGGGGAAACCGATGTATCGGACTACGTGGCCACCGCACAATCGCTAAAGGACGGGTTCACGCACTGTCCAATGGTGGCAACCGATGATCAGTACACCGGGCAGCACGTCGACCTGTTCTACGGCACGCCGCGCGGCTCAAACGATGCGCACGACGAGTACGACGGGTTTGTCGAGCGTAATAACTATCTGGACCGCGAATGAAAGATCCAGTTCTTGACCGCAGTCGGCCCTATAGCGAGGTCCACGACGCCTTCGGATCGGTTCGCCTCGAGCAGGACGGGAACATCTTCAATATGAACGGAGACCTCCTGACCATCGCTGTGCCGCCCTCGGATGTCGCGCAGGTCACGCATTACGAGCACCAAGAGGCCCCGAGCGATGAACAGGCGCCCGATCATCCCGATGAGCCGCACGCTGCCCATAAGCGCAGGCGCACCCGGTGAGCTGGGGACTGGCACCGTTGAATAAAGTTCGCATTGGCGAGGCTACCCTTTACTTAGGGGATTGCCGAGAGATATTGCCTACGCTTTCAAAGGTTGATGTCGTAGTAACTGATCCGCCGTATGGGATCGGTGCCGATCGCAACCTTCGCGCGAACAAGCAACACGGCGCTGCGCTCGCACCATCGCGCGACTACGGCATCGGCGACTGGGACGCATCGCCACCAGATGAACAGACGCTTGCATTGACCATTGCAGCTGGCAAGCACGCGATTCTGTGGGGCGGCAATTTTTTTGCGCTTCCCCCGTCGTCATGTTGGCTCGTGTGGGACAAGGAAAACGGAAACAACGGCTATGCAGACTGTGAACTTGCATGGACAAATCTTGACGCAGCGGTTCGCCGCTTTCGTTGGCGCTGGGCGGGCATGTTGCAGGAAAACATGACGGACAAGGAGCCACGCGAACACCCAACGCAAAAACCTGTTGCTCTTATGGCGTGGTGTATCACGCAGGCGGGCACACCGCGCACGGTCCTTGACGGGTTCATGGGCAGCGGGACAACTGGCGTCGCAGCGGTGCGTATGGGGTGCACGTTCACTGGCATTGAACGCGACCAGCGTTATTTCGACATTGCCTGCCGCCGCATTGAAGATGCCCAGCGTCAAAGCCAATTGTTCGAGAACGGTATAACAGTGCCAGAGCAAAAGGTATTTCTATGGTCTGGCGCGTAACTGACCCGCAGGGCGACGAGGCGGCAAAGATCCGTTGGGAGATCGTCCCCTATACCCGCGGCCTAGTCCTTGACCTCGGTTCCGGATCGCAGAAAGCTTTCCCACATTTTATCGGGGTTGATAACGGACACCACCAGGCCGCTTTCGGCATCCCGGTCAGGCCAGATGTTTATCTCCCAACCGTCGAGCGGCTCAATGTATTCGCAACGGAAAGCGTTGACGCGGTATTTTCCTCCCATTGTCTTGAGCATATCGAAGACTATCGTAAGGCGCTGCGCGAGTGGTGGCGCGTCATCAAGGTCGGCGGGCATCTCGTTCTCTACCTTCCGCACAAGGCCTTTTATCCTAACATCGGCCAGAAGGGCGCGAACCCGGACCATAAGCACGATTTTGCGCCCGAGGACATCGTCAGCGCCATGATGGAGGCAGCCGATGGCTGGGACCTGGTGCGTAACGAAGAACGTAATCTGGGTCGAGAATACTCGTTCTTCCAGGTTTACAAAAAGCTTCCGACCAAAAGAACGCGCCTGTTCTCGGCTCGTTCGCCTCGCCCTCAAAAGACCGCAGGGGTTATCCGTTACGGAGCATTCGGGGACCTGCTCATCGCAAGCTCGGTCCTCGCCGGCCTGAAGGCGCAAGGGTTCCACACCACCCTTTATTCATCCCCACCGGGGTCGGACGTCGTCCTGCACGACCCGAATATCGACCGCATCTACATGCAGGACAAAGACCAGGTGCCGAACGGCAACCTGGGCGAGTTCTGGGCGAACGAGAAACCGAAGTACGACCGCTGGGTGAATCTGTCGGAGTCGATCGAGGGCAGCTTCCTTGCCATGCACGACCGCATCCAGACGCAGTGGCCCAAGGCGGTGCGGCATCAGTTTATGAATTACAACTATCTCGAGTTCGCCCACTCTGTTGCGCAAGTCCCGCACGTGCCGCACGTCATGTTCTACGAGACGGAAGACGAGCGGCAGTGGGTGCGCTACATGCGGCGCAAGATGGGACACGGAGAGGTGATTGTCTGGGCGACCGCAGGGTCCTCCGTTCACAAAACTTGGGCGGGGATGGACACCATCATCGCTCGTATTCTGCTGACCTACCGCGATGCGAAGGTCGTCCTTGTCGGTGGGAACGATTGCGTGATCCTGCAGGCCGGCTGGGAGAATGAGCAGCGCGTCCTGAAAACCTGCGGCAAGTGGTCGATCCGCGAATCCCTTGCCTTTGCGAAACTGGCAGCCGACCTTGTCATCGGCCCGGAGACCGGACTGCTCAATTCAGTCTCCTGCATCCCCAGCATCGCAAAAATCTGCCTGCTTTCGCACTCATCACACGAGAACCTCACGCGCGACTGGGTGAACACGCAAGCCATCGCTCCCGATGTGAAGCAGGTCGACTGCTATCCCTGTCACATGCTGCATTACACCTGGACTAACTGCCGCAAGCACGAGGAGTCCGGAACCGCCATGTGCCAGTGGTCGATTGAGGCCGACACCGTCTGGGACGCGGTCAAAGCCGCCTTTGCTAACCGTGAGCGTGAGGCAGCTTAAATGGCGACCTCTGGCGTCTATAGCATCACCACCACGCTGACCGACCTCGTGCGCCATGCGATGTTGAACATTGGGAAATTGGGTGAAGCCGAGACTCCCAGCTCACAGGAGTTTACCGACGTCACTTACAAAATGAATGCCCTCATCAAGCAGTGGCAAGGCAAAACCGATTTTGCTCCGGGCTTGAAGATGTGGACCCGTCGGGTCGGCGCCCTCATGCTCGGGGCTGCGGTCAATAACTACGTGCTCGGTCCCACGGTCGCCCCTAATAGCCACTGGACTCTCGTCCAAAACCTGATCGATACCAACACTTCTGCCTCGGCTATTACCGGGGCGACCACCCTCACGCTGCAGACCATCACGCAGACCAACTCAGGGGTAACGACCACCATCGTAAACGGGTTCAACGTGGGGATCTTGACGGCCCTCGCGGACCTCTTCTGGACAACCGTGACAAACGTGGCCGGCAACGTGATTACGCTCGCCGCCTCCTTGCCGGCCGGTGTTGCCAACGCCGCGCAGGTCTTTGCCTACCAAGCGAACGCACAGAACCCGCTGGCGGTCGACGCCTGGTGCTTGCGTGATCAAGCGGGGGCCGACGTTCCGGGCCGCTTTATGAACGTCCAGGACTACGCCATGCAACCCTCGAAGGCGCAGTCGCAGTTCATCTCCGATCCGTATTTTGCCTACTTCGAGTATCAGATCGCGGGCTCTAACTGGTTTTTTGAAGTCTACGGTGCGTCCGATGTGTCCAAGTATGCCGTCATCTGGTTCCGCGAACCGGTGCAGACCCTGGTGAACACAACTGACAGTCCGGAATTTCCGGATGAATGGATCCGCCCGATCGAATGGGGAACCTCGAAGGAAATCGCGCCCATGTTTAACGTCCCTTGGACGCAGGACATGGAAGGCAATCTGCAGGAATCCCTTGCCTTTGCCCGCCAGAAGGATGCCGAGACCACCACCATGTACTTTCAGCCCGGAGTTGAATAAGTGGCTCGCTTCAAGAATCTGCAACTGTTCGGAGATTCAACCCTGGTGGATCTGCGCTCATCCACAACGCAGCGCAGAGTGAACTGCTTCTTTTATCCGAAGAAGGACAAGGACAAAACCGCCTACTCAATCTACGGGACTCCGGGCCTGGTGAAGTTCGTCTCGCTCTCAGGGGTCTCGGTGCGCTCGCTGTATGCGGCCTCCACGGGCCTTGCTCTGTTCGCGGCTTCAGGCAATGGTCTGTACTCCATCAACGCGGCAGGAACCGCCAGCCTGATCGGCACCATCAATGCCGCATCATCTGCCGTCCCGATGATCGACAACGGCACGCAGCTTCTCGTTCTGGATGGCACACATGGCTATACCTATCCCCTTTCAGGCGGTGCGCTCACGACGATTGCATCAGCCAATTTCCCGCAGACTGCAACCTCCTGCGTCTTCAACGATTCCTATTTCCTCGTCAACACCCCAGCAGTCAACGGTCAATTTCAGAAATCCGCAGCCAATGACGGAACCACCTGGAGCGCTACCGACCTTGGAATTGCTCAATCAAACCCTGACCCTCTGGTGCGCATTGCTGTCCTGCATGGCCTCATTGTGCTCTTCGGCTCTGCTTCTATCGAATTCTGGCAGGACTTCGGAACAGCCGGATTCCCCTATGGACCGATAGTTTCCGCCACGCAGGATGTCGGGCTCGTTGCGGTCAATTCGCCCTCGTACTTTATGAACTCCATTGCCTTTCTTGGACGCACCAAAGACGGGCTGTATCGCGTGTTCCTGCTGGATGGCTTTGACCCGAAACCGATCTCCAGTGCCGATATCGACGACATCATTGAAGACATTGCCCTTGGCGGCACCACCATCAACGATGCGCAAGGACTTACCTATGCCGTGCGCGGTCACTACTTCTATCAACTGACCTTCCCGACTGCCAACCGGTCATTTCTGTATGACGGCACGGCGCAGCTGTGGAGCGAAGCGCAGTCCGGCATCTCGGATGCTCCGATCCGCCACTTGGGAGCCTGCGCGGCATCGTTTCAAAACAATACCTACATGGGAAGTTCCAAGACGGGCACCATCTATCAAGTCAACGACGAGGCCCCGACCGAGGACGGCGCCCCGATTCAGCGGCTCTTGCAGACCCGCCACGTGTTCGACGATGAAAATATGCTCGGGATCTCAGAGATCGTTCTCAATATGGAAACCGGTGTCGGCTTGCAGTCCGGACAGGGATCGAACCCGCAGATCATGCTCGCCATATCCAAAGACGGCGGCCGCACATTCGGCAACGAGCGCTGGGTGTCGATCGGCGCCGTGGGTCAGTACCTCGGCCCGCGGCCCACCTGGCGCAGGATCGGGTCGGGTCGGGACTTCGTATTTAAGTGGAAGATGACCGATCCGGTGGTCTTCTCCATCAATAACGGCGCCTATTCGCCTGTCCAGGGGAAGGGCTGATGGTTGCAAAGGTATCTCAGATCGATCGGCCCACACCGGGGATCCTCGTCACGCAAAAGGGGCTACCTGTGACATGGTTCGCGAGCTGGATCCAGCAAGCCTATCGCATCCTTTTCAACGCGCAACTGGTCGACACAACGGCAAATCGCCCCACCGCTGGGCTCTACGCTGGGCAGCAATACTTTGACTCGAGCTTAGGTAAGCCGATCTGGCGCAACGCTGCGAACTCAGGCTGGGTCGATGCAACCGGGACCGGGGTATGAACGCGATCATCAATCCGCACGTTCCCGACCTCGCTCAGATCATGACCGTACAGTCTGAGCTTGCGAAGCTGCCGCAAGTGGAGCTAGAGACCGAGCACCTGTTTGCGGAGGGTCTCTATACCCGCATCTGCCGCATTCCAGCAGGCGTTGTCTATACCGGAAAGATTCAAGCGAAGTCTCACATCTTCGCGGTCCTCGCTGGGTCGACATATCTCTGGACCGACACCGGGATGCGGACATTAAATGCAGGGGACGTCATCGTCGGCCAGTCTGGCGCGAAGCGCATCGGGGTAGCGCTCACCGATTGCGTTGCGATGACCTGCCACCACACTAATAAAACGGACCTCGACGAGATCGAACGCGATCTCATTGTGGCCGAAGACTTACGGCTCTTTGATGCACGAAACAAGCTCGTCGCGCTCGAGCACAAGGAGGCAGCACTATGACCTGGGCGGCGACCGCAACGATCGGCGCAGGCGCTATTGCCGGGGGCGCTTCAATCTATGGCGCAAATCAGGCGGGCCAAGCGTCAAAAGCCGCCGCGCAGCAATCGCAGATGGGCCAGCAGCAGGCGATGCAGGGTCAGATCCTCGCGCAGCAGCAGGCGCAGCAGCAGCTTGCACCCTATTCAGCGCTTGGCACTGCCGGTGCGGGGGAACTGGGCTTCATGATGGGATTGCCCGGATATCAGTCGGCCACGCAGAACCCTTCGACTCCGAAGCAGGCGAACATTCCGCTCAACCCGGCAAC